TGAAAGCGACATGCTCAAAGCTCGGGCCCAACTGCTAATGGATCAGCCGTTCTTCGGCACGTTAGCGTTGAAGCTCAAGTTGGTACAAGACGATGACAACTGCGAGACAGCCGCTACCGATGGTACGCGGCTTATCTACAACAGTAAGTTCATCGGTAAGCTGGACACCGTTACACGCAAAGGTCTCATTGCGCACGAGGTCATGCACTGTGTCTTCAACCATATGACTCGTCGACAGCAACGTGACGCCAAGATGTGGAACATCGCTACTGACTTCGCCATCAACAGCCATCTTATCGATTGTGGTTTTGTGTTACCCGAAGGTGGTCTCGTTGATAAGCAGTACGACAACATGACTGCCGAAGCTATCTACAACAAGATCGACAAAGACAACCCACCCAAGCAGTGCCCGTGGGGCATGGTCATGGATGCAGGCGCTGGCCAAGTACAAGCTGGTAGCAACGCTGCTATGGAATCCGACTGGCAAGTAGCTGTTACTCAAGCCGCAGAAGTTGCCAAAAACGCAGGCAAACTCCCAGGCAGCATGGAACGCTTCATTCAAGACATCGTCAAACCTGTCGTCGACTGGCGAACCGTACTCTGGCCGTTCTGCACATCGCTCACCCGAGACGACTACAGCTGGCGCAAGCCAAACCGCGCGTACATCAGCGAAGACGAGTATCTACCAAGCATGCTCAGCGAAGCTGCAGGTCACGTTGCAGTTATCATCGACTCTTCAGGATCATGCGCTGACTACTGGGAGCAGTTCATGAGCGAAATGTCAGCTATTCACGCAGAGTTACGACCATCTCAAATGACCATTCTCCATGTAGATACAGAAGTCGCACACGTTGACGAAGTTATGCCTGACGACCAGTTTCCAATGACGCCCGTAAAGGGCGGTGGAGGCACTGCGTTCAGCCCAGCGTTTGATTACATCAACGAACACTATCCGGATGTAGAAGCAGCTGTGTATCTTACCGACCTCGAGTCACACGACTTCGGTGATCAACCAATGTACCCAGTTCTATGGGTCTCAACAGAACGTCACGAAGCCCCCTGGGGCCAGACGACGTACATCCAGCTGTAATACTTGAACTAATATATTAGCGGTAGTACTATTTCGCTCTACTAGGAGAGTACGATGAGTATTAATGACGCAACACCACGTGATTGGGACCGTGTAACTAAGTCCAACAATTCCCACGATCTCGAAAACTATTTCGATCCTTACGACCAACCCCCAATAGCAGACCCAGTAAACGCACCCCCGCACTACAACACTGGGAACATCGAGTGCATCGAGGCTATCAAAGAGTCAATGACACACGATGCCTTCAAAGGCTACTGCAAAGGTAACGCCCTCAAATATATTTGGCGCATGTCCTACAAAGGTAAACCAATCGAAGATCTCCGGAAGGCTATCTGGTACATCGAGCGCCTTATCGAATCTGAGTTGGAGCACCCAACAATAGAACGATGAGCGAGATTTGGACAGACATAGAAGGCGCAGTCGAAGAAGGGCACTTCATACAAAACCAGTTAGGTAAGACCGCCTATCTAGCATGTGACATGCAACGCAACCTTTATGTGTTTACCCACGAAGAACTCAAGACGTTCAAAAAGAAACTAAAAGTCATAGAAATCTTTCACCCTGGAGGGCGCTTAAATGGACACAAAGGACTACTTTCAAAACATACCTAGCCTTGACGAAGACAGGCTGCATCCCGAGTTCCATACCTACACAGCGGTATGGATGAAATCACGAATGCCTCAAGCATATAACGAGCTAAAAGCCCGCTTCAAAGAAATCGAAGGCGAAGTCATGGCTCAGCACGAATGCAATGACGCCAACTCGGAGCTACCTTTCTAATGCTAGTGACTCTTGACTTCGAAACGTATTACGACAAAAACCTTTCGCTAACTAAAATGACTACGATGGAATACGTCAGCCACGACTTGTTCAAAGTGTGGGGCGTAGGCATCAAGATAAATCATGATGCAACAGAGTGGTATGGCGAAGACGATTGCGAAGAGGCGCTTCGATCCCTGAATTGGGACGACATAACGCTGGTATGTCACAACACTCCGTTTGATGCTTATATTTTGACGCAGTATTACGGACTAATACCAAAGTACTACGTAGATACCGCTGCAATGAGTCGCGGGTTGTACCCAGGGCAAAGCGCTCGTTTGAAAGACGTATCAATACGCTGTTTCCCCGATGACGAAACAATGCGTAAAGGTGAAGAGCTAGCTAATGCTAAAGGTGTTTACGACTTAGACCCTGAACTAGAAGAAGCTATTGCTGGCTACTGCATACAGGATGTCGATCTTACTTACGCTATTTATCGTAAGTGGACTAACCAAATGCCACTAAACGAACTTGATCTAATCGATCTCACATGCCGCATGTTCTGCGAGCCCAAGCTAAAGATTGACCGCGAACGACTGGCAAAGTACCACGAACAAGAGTTCAAGAACGCAGAGACGACCATCGCTGCAGCAGGCGTCGACCGCAAAGTCCTCAGCTCTAACCAACAATTTGCTGAGTATATTTATGAGATTGGCCTCGTACCACCAACAAAGGTTAGCCCAACGACAGGCAAAGACATCCCAGCCCTTGGTAAAAACGACAAAGCCTTTACCCAACTGCAAAACATGTACCCACAGTTCAAGCATGTATGGGACGCACGCATTGCCACAAAGAGTCGCTTAACCGAGACCAGGGCAAAACGCTTCTTGGAAGCTGCATGGAAAGACGACTGGTTACCTGTCCCTCTTAGATATTATGCGGCTCACACCGGACGTTTTGGCGGCACCGACAAGCTCAACATGCAAAACCTCCCTCGAGGCGGTGAGCTACGCAAATGCATTGTGGCACCTGACGACCATCTTTTGTTTGTTGCTGATTTATCCAACATCGAAGCCCGTATGCTTGCTTGGTTAGCTGGCGAAAGCGAATTAGTCGAACAATTCCGTAACGGGGACGACATATACAGTAACTTCGCCTCCAAGATTTACGAACGGCCTATCAATAAAAAGGACGACCCAATCGAAAGATTTGTAGGCAAGACCGCTATATTGGGTCTTGGTTACGGTATGGGCGCTCAAAAATTCAAAGACACGCTAGAAGCTGGAGCTATGGGACCACCTGTCCACTTCACACTAGAAAAAGCCAAACAAATTGTTAATACATACCGCAGTACATACTCAGGTATACAAAGACTCTGGCGCAAACTAGAGGACTTACTCAAACAAACTATGCACTCAGACAACTGGGGCAACACGTACGGGCCACTGACTGTTGGCGACAACACTCTACAACTGCCAAATGGCCTAGGGCTCAGGTATCACAACTTACGTTCTACCAGCCAAGGCCTTATGTACGACTCACGTAAAACTGAGTACACGTACGGCGGACGCATAACAGAAAACGTAATCCAAGCGTTAGCCCGCATAGTCATTACTGACAGCATGTTACGACTCGACAAGACACACGATGTTGCACTCACAGTACACGACGAAATAATTATTACTGGTACTAATATTAAGCCTGATGCTACAATGGAGAAGATTATCTCCGACATGTGTATACCACCTTGTTGGGCACCCGATTTACCGCTAGATGCCGAAGGCGGATACGCCAAAGAGTACAGTAAGTAATATGTCGAGACTCGTTTTGACCAGAAAACTAAATGAATCTGTCGTTGTTCACCAAGACGACAAGGTTCTGCTCGCGGTCAAAGTTTCAAAAATCGACAGAAACCAAGTTCGCCTCGCGTTTGACGCTGATCACGACATAAAAATCGATCGGCGAGAGGTGTATGACAAGCCCGAAGACTAGACGCCTATCTACTTAACCTGCGCCTACTTGCAGTAAGTACGTCAGTTGAAGGCTCAGGAGGAGCTTTAAATTGCGAATAACCTTTCTTGAGGCCACTAATGGTCTCCCGCTTAGTAAGCACTACTCAAAAGGTAGCGGTTTCAAACCATACCCGCACGTAAAAGCAGTTACGTCACATAAATACAACTTATCTGTTGATGCTGACGGCTTACAAACCTTTGAGAATCTTATTAGAGATCACGGAGCAAAAGGTCACTGCCTACTAAAGGGCAACCTAAAACGTGACTTAGTAGACGAATCTCGTGCAGGACAGACCAACCGTACCGAGTTAACAAACCTACTCGTGCTCGACATTGACGGCGTGCGCTTACCAAAATCTGTAGATACAGGCGATAAACTATCTAGTACTGACGTTACGTTTCTAGCCAATCAAATAGTTGCAGAACTACCTATTGAGTTGCGAGACATAAGCTACGTCGCGCAAGCCTCAGCAAGTTTGGGTCTTAAAGGCGACAAGATATCTATGCATATCTTTATGCTCCTCTCAGTAGCCATGCCAGCAAAATCAGTAAAGCTGTGGCTACAAGACTGTAACTTTGAGTCTGATGTATTCAGCGAACAAATGGAGCTGTCTGTAAACGGGCAATCATTGAAGTACCCTTTAGACACTTCAGTAGCTGACAACTCAAAGATCATATTCATAGCACCACCGTCTTTTGAATCAACGCGACTAGACCCATTTGATTCCGACGATGATCGAATAGTTAAAGTAGACCGTGGGCAACCGACACTTGACCTAGCATCCTTGATGTCTGACATCAGCCCTCAACGTTGCCACGAGAAAGCGCAAAAGCACAAAGACACGTTGCGCGATGCAGCAGGCTTCAGCAAACGCCAAACTAAGATTCGCGTAGCAACCATTGATAACCAAACAGAAGAAGTCCTATCTAATCCAGACAAGATGGCTATAGCCATTGTTGACGAGACTTCATTCCCATACATACGTTGCAACATCAACGGCGGAGACTCTGGCGCGTACTACTTCAACATGTCCAAGCCAACGTACATGTACAACTTCAAAGACGAACCACTGTTTGAGATCGAGAAAGCCGACAAAGATTTTTACGTATCTATATTCGAACGTTACGAAGAGCGGTTAGAAGAAGTGGGACATGCAGTCAAACCAGTTGTACTGCGCGATTACTCAACTGACACCTTCTTCAACGGCGTGTATGACCCAAACACTAAACAGTTCGCTAAAGAATATCCGCTGACCCCCATCAGTAAGATGAACATCGAAGACTTCTATATGAATCACGGCAAAGTACCGCCTGACTTCATACCAGACGGACGCGTTATCTTTGACCCGACATCTAATGAAGAAGCTATTAACTTCAACAAAGTGCCTTACTACGTCAACACGTATCAAAAAAGCGACTACGTGCGTAATGCGCAGACGCCGCAAGTACCGTTAGAGATAGGCCACGGACAACGGATAAAGGACACCTGTCCACTGATACACACAATCATCTACCACATACTTGGCAATGGTGATGAAGAATACGAGCGCTTTATTAACTGGCTAGCATACATCTACCAGACGCGTAAAAAGACGGGCGTATCCTGGGTACTGACAGGCACACAAGGCACTGGTAAAGGTGTCTTCTACTCCAAAATCCTCAGAGGGCTATTCGGTACACCACATGTACCCATGAAGTTTCTGCAAAGCATGGAAGAACAATTCAATCTGTATATGCGAGACGCGCTGTTTCTAGTGGTTGATGAGTTCCATATGGCATCAGCATCATCTAGCGCAGGTAAGATGGCAGACAAACTAAAGAACCAGATCACTGAGCCTACGATCACAATACGTGGTATGCGGTCCAATCAAGTAGAAGTTGAGTCTTACACCAACTATCTGTTCTTAACGAACAGGGTAGACGCAGTAAACATCGAGACTGGTGATCGCCGGTACAACATTGCACCCAAACAAGAAGAGAAGCTGCTCGAAAAGTTCCCAGGCATTGCCAAGCAATTAGACTCAGGAAAACTCGAGAAAGAACTGTATGAATTCGCTGGGATAATGCAAACGTACAAAGTAGATGCGCACCTAGCTAAGACTGCAATTAACAACCTTGCTAAAGAACAGATGCGTAACGTATCAATGTCTGTGTTTGAAGAGTTCTGTCAGGCACTTAAAGAAGGCAAGCTAAGCTACTTCACTGACATTCTTGATATCAACACAGCAACTGTACTGCACTCCAACGAGATTGAAGCAGCGCAACGACTTGTTAAATCATGGATCGCTCACGCAGAGCACCCATATATGGTTCTCCCAATGGAGCATCTGCGTACGGTATTCCACGTACAGACAGAGCAAAACCCGCGCCTGTCGCAACGTGAGTTTACAAAGCGCATGAGTAGAAACGGCATTGAGACAGAACGCAAACGCCCACACGGAGCAGCTAGAGATACAAATCCAATACGCGGAGTTGTTACTACGTGGCAGTCAAACGAATTAGAACTCAAGCGATTGCAGGAATCATATTTCACGGAACAAGACCGTAAATTGCTTACGGTTTAGTTATTAGTTATACTAATAAAATAGAACAAAATAGAAGGATTCAAATGGTTCAGCTTACTCAGGATGCGAGACCAGATGGCAACAAGCCAATGGAAAAGCCAACAGAGCTAGGTCCGCTCAGGGCCTGGTCTTACTCTGCATTAAAAGTTTACGAAGACTGTCCGTATCGTTCGTACATCCAAAAAGTAAAGAAGATACGTGAGCCTTCTGGTCCTGCAGCAGAGCGCGGCACCATGATTCACCAAGAAGCAGAAGACTACGTCAACGGTACGCTTGGCGAGTTCCCCGACTCATGCAAAAAGTTTAAGAATGAATTCGAAGAACTGCGCGCTGGCTTCATCGATGCAAAGGTTGAGCTAGAAGGTGAGTGGGGCTTTGATCTTGACTGGCAACCAGTCGGATGGATGGAAGCTGCTACATGGGCTCGTATTAAACTGGATGCACTTGTACACGAGGACGAACAATCAGCACGAGTCATCGACTACAAAACAGGCAAAAAGTGGGGCAACGAAATTGCGCACAGCCAACAAGGCTTACTTTACGCCATTGGTACGTTCTTTAGGTTCCCACAACTCGAGTTCGTACAAGTTGAGTTCTGGTATCTCGATAAAGGTGAGACTACCAAGAAACAATACAGCAGAGAGCAAGCTATGCAGTTCGCTCCAGGCTGGCACAAGCGCGCA